CAATAGTAGTTCTCCAATTATGGAACACATTACTGCTACAAAGAACCGGGCTTGCGCTGATTCCAGATGTAGGAACGATATTGCTCACAACTTCAACACTCTCAAAATTTACCGGGCAAATTGAGCCTGCCATTGAAAGCGAACGCTTGATGTCTGTTCCTTTCTTTCCGGTTGAATCCTTGAAGAACGTAATAAATGTCTCAGTAAATGCTTTCTTAAATGCCTGTGTAAGAATGCAAGGGCGATTATCTTTCATGTATGATTCCCATTCTTCCTGTGTATAGAGAGAAATATCTTCATCGTGAAATTCAATCGGTTTTTCCCAGTGAATGCCTGTAATCAAGCCCTCCCAAATATTTTTTGACTGGTTATAGATTTCCGGCATTTTTGTTCCTTTATCGTGCGCCTGTTTCCAACATTCAGCCTGTTCGTAGTAACGACTTCTCTTATGGAGAATCAGGTCTGTATCACCGATAAGTTCCAGTTTTAATGTTGTTTCTTTTAAAGGTTCGATTGTAAATGATTTTGCTTTTGCCATTGTGTTTTTCCTCCGAAATTTTATGATTTGATTTATAGTTTCTGTTTGCGCAAACATTTAAACGAATTAATTCACAATAGTTTGATATAAATATGCTGTCGTGTCCTGTTCTGTTCTGTTTTATATTTTAATGGTTTATACTGCGAAGTAATCCGCTTGAATCTTTACGCAAATTTCAGATGTACTTAGCTGACAATAGAAATCGTGTCTTGCGCTATGTTATTGTTTACTGTATTATTTTGTTCTCACATATAAGGTTTTGCGGTTTCCTGTTATGACAGTTTCTACTGCCAGTTAAATACATCTGTGTTGAATGCTCGGTAGATGACATGAATTACGCTATGTTGTAGTATAATGTCTTATTTTGTACTATCTTGTTCTTTACTATCCTATCCTGTGACGTTTTCATGCCACCTACCCAATATTCAATTTTCGGAGAACCGCTTTGCAGACGATATAAAGGCCATATTTTTGTCGTATATTTTGCTATCGTATACTTTGCTATCATATGATGTCGTGTGGTGTTCTATGTTGTTTTGCTTTGACGGTTATACCGTCTGTAAAACAGTCCTCCGTTGAAAGTGTTGTGTTCCACTTTGTTGTTCTGTCGTGTCCTGTGTTTTAATATGTTATTTCTTACTATAGTAAGTGTTCGCAACACTTGTCACTCTACACAAGAGAAAGATGTACTGCACTATACTGAATTATTTTATTTTGTTTTGTTGTGAGTTATCCTGTCTTTCTGCTTATGCAGACTGATAAATGCTATGGCTCCCTACGCTCATAAACCTGTAAAATTAAGCGAATATTTTGTTTTAACCTATTTTGTTGTGTTCTGTATTATCGTGTGATGTATTTCATTTGCCCATTTTACAGGCATATCAACGTAGGAAGTTTACCGTTACTGCACTCATAAACCTACAAGAATGAGATAATATGTAATGTTCTATGCTTTTTTATAATTTTATAATTTATAGTGTTATATGCTCCTACTCCTGTAGGCATATCAGCACAGTAACGGCTTCGGTATTTAATTAATCAGTTCCCATATTTCTTCGTATTCTGAGATATTCTGGAATTTATGTTTCACTGCCAGAAGTTCACTCCGGCAACGTTCCACAAGTGCTTTATATTCGTCTGGCTTCTTCAAGATCAACTTTGTTGGTTTATATCCAGATTCGTTGTCAGTCTTGTAGAAAACTCTGATTGTTGTCGGCTCTGGTTCTTTATCTGGCTTTACCTCGACGATTCTAAGATTTCTTACAACCGATCTGGCTTCCTGTACTCTCCATTTCTCGGCAGCTTCGGTATCGTCCCATGTAAAGCACTTGTGAAGTTCAGTATTGCTATCTCTTGCTTTGTCAAGAATCTGCTGTGGCGTAGCTGATTCTAATTCATCACAGATTTCCATGATCTCATCTGCGCATTTCTGTGCATCGGCTTTAAATCTATATGTTCCCCAAGTTGCTAACTGCATATTTCCCCTCCCTGTACTTTTACTACTCGCAATAACTTCTATTACAGAACGGGCAACCCGTAATCAACTGCCCTGCTGCACTTTCAACGGAATACCCGTGTGTTTCTTTTCCGTACCGTGTCCGTCCTTTTTCGGAATAGATATTCTGGCGGCAAGACCAACAGATGCCATTGCCCGGTGCAAAACGTGGTAATATCTTTGTTTTGCAGTACCAGTCCTGTGCTTTAATTGCTTCTGGAATGTTATATGTAGTTGTCGCCATATTAAATCCTCTCCACTTTTAATTCATTGTCGGAAACTTTAAGGAGAATCATCTGTCTGCCTGTATCTGGTATTCTGTCAGCATTCACACTTTCAACATCATCAACCCAAATTGGCAAGTTTAAGCCGTTCAATTCCTGCAATCCAGTCACGAGGTCGATGTTACATAGAATCTGATCAGAATGGTTCAGCCCATCGAAATATCCGATTCCGTCACAAATCATCTTGCAAACTTCCACCGGCTCACCGTCCTGCGTATAGTCCAAAAATTGAAACTGAAAGTGCTTGAAATGTGGATTGATAGCTTCCGCAAGCTTCTGATTCTTTTTGATGGAAAATTCTTTCAACATGTCAAGTTTCTGCTGAATATCGGAATCTTCCTGACTTAATTTCTTTCTGTCCGCATTTAGTTGTTCGAGCGTTTCTGTCTGTTTCTGAACTGCCTGTTTTGCCATCTCAATTTTTGTTTCGATTCCTGTAAGTTCCTTTTCGGCAGACATTCTTTCTGCCTGAACTGCTGCATTTTCCTCAGAATTATTAGTCAGTCCATCAAGCTGTTCCTGTTTCTTCTGGATTTCTGCTACAACTGCCTGATACTCTTCGTTTCCAGACATATCTGGCTCTGGCGGAAGCTTTTCTAATTCCTGATTTTTCTGTGCAATCTCAGATGCCAGAGTAGAAATATTTTTCTTTGTCTGCTCAATCTGCGATTCGATGTCCTTACGCTTTTCTTCGACTTCTTTTCTTCTGGCTACTTCGGCATTACCTTCTTCTGTAATGTCTTTAAGTTTCTGCTGTTTGTTTACTTTAAACTGCTCTTTTTTTGCAAGCTCTGCATGGATTCTTTCCTGTTTCTTCTGTTCAAATTCAGTTTTAAGATGTTCAACCTGTTCTTCTGGCAAATGCTGTCCACAGGTCGGGCAAATAGCTGATTCAGAATCAAATTTTTCGTTCTGTATGGCATTTAAAGCTGTTTCATCAAATGTGGACGCATACGTCTGTTTATATTTCTCCTGTAAAACCGTAATTCTCTGCTGAATACGTTCCGGTTTTTCGGCAGTAGCAAGGAAATTTCCCAGAACACGGAGATTGTCTTCTTCCTGTTTCTGCTTGAATCGTCTGTCATTTAATAAGGAAACGATTTTTCTCTTTTCTTCCTGTAATGCTTCTGCTGCATTTGAAATGATCGCATCTCTGGACTTCTTAAGGCCTACAATTTCATAGGAAAGTTCAGCATATGCTTTTCCAGAATCACTCAGCCGTTGTTCTTTCTGTCTCAGCTCGATCAAATGATTTAAAACTTGTCCTCTCTTTTCTTCAAGAACTGCTGCGTCTGGTATTCCTTGTTTTTTTACGGTATCAATCTCAACCTTTTTTGCGCTAATTTTCTTCTGGATATCTTTTCTGTCTTTGTTGAATTTTTTCACAACTTCCTCGACAGAATGATTCTTGATGATTTCCGAAACTTCTGGATTGTCCTGTAATACTTTATCCGCATTGAACCCTGCCATCTTTTCAAGCATTGCTCTGGCACTTGCTGTTGATTTTCGAAGTTCATTAAGGAATACTCTGGCATTGCTACACATCATAATGGTTTCTGAGTCTGATATTCCTTTTAAAAATTCCTTATACTTCGTCTGGCTGTAATCAAACCCATCAACCTGATATTTTGTGGTACTAGAAGTTTTACCTTTCTTCGTTTCCTTACGGATCACGGTTTCCTCTCCATCAATCAGAAGTGTGAGTTCTCTGGATACGACACCTTCAACTTCTTCTCCGCCTTCTTTTTTTCTGACATTATTCGGAGATGTACCGTCTGCAAGCTTTCCGGTCAGCGTATCAAAATATGCGTCCATCAATGTTGTTTTACCCTGACGGTTCCTGCCGGACACCATTGTTCGTGGTGCAAACTGATACTCCGCAGACTCAAACTTCTTGTAGTTTTCAATATTAAGCTGTTTCAATTCTACTGCTTTCATTCTTTCTTATCCTCCACCCAATAAGCCGACACTTCATAGGCAATTTTCTTCTCGACCTGATCTCCGACTTTTTTGTTGTACTCTCTGCTCTGAATTCTTCCCTGTAAAATAATATGTGTGCCAGTTCCGCAGGTTCCCATGTATCTTGCATTTCTGCCCCAGCAGATGCATGGTATATAATCAGATATGCCGTATGATCTATTTACCGCCAGAAGTACATCTGCAATCTCTCTTCCATTAGGTGTTGTTCTGTATACTGGTTTCTTGCAAGTAAAACCATCCAGAAGAATCTGATTAACCGGAAGCGCATCTTTGTCTATGAATTTTGCTTCTCTTGCGAACACAAAAAGAAGCAATCTACTGCGATTTCCTTCGCGCTTATTGAACGATCTAAACTGCCCTTGAATTTCCATCATTTCTCCTGTATAGTTCTGATTCACATCAATGAGTCTCTCAGAAACTACAACCGGAAGAACATCTTTCGTTCCGCTAAATCGTTCTACGCTAAGCTCGAATCGGTAAAATTTTTCACCATATACTTCATGGCTAAATTCAAATTTTGTTTTAATTTCTCCAACCAGTGTTACCTGATTGTTTTCCAAAAGCTTATTCAACTCCGTTTACCCACCTTTCTATCTGCATTAAAATAGGAAGGGATATCATTGAAGACACCACCGCACTTATGCAGAACAGCTTAAGTACATCCATTTTCGTCATCCACCAGAGTAATAATGCAATCGTGGAAAATGTTCCAACCTGTGCCATCACTCCGATAAAATACATTCTTTTTCTCATATCCCTCACTTCTTTCTTTTTGTTGCTGCTATTGCAAGTAAAACTACTGATAGCGCTACAACTGCGATTTCCAGACGTTTTGTTTTTGCCGCCTGATCTGCGATGATTTCGCTTGCAAGGCTCTGGTTTTTAGTTACGTTTTCGGTGTGTTTTGTGATTTTAGACATAAAAAATGCCCTCCTGGTATAAATTTTCTTTTCAAATACAGGAAGGTATGATATACTTTACCTGTATTTAACTTACCCAATTAAGTTAGATACGCGGCTCTGCGTGGTATTTGCCGTACCCGTGGAGCCAAACCTTACTTATCTTTCTTTTCTTTGAATCAATTCCAAGAATTGCAGCCACATCTTCTTTTTCGATGTGATTGTCTACTTCAATCGCTATGAATCTGCTTCGTCAGTATCACGAATGGATTTCTGGATTGCAGAACTAACTCCATCTGTAACGCATTCGGTAATTGTCTTCCCGTCAATATTTACCGTGTGCGTTACTTTTTTTGTTCTTGTAGGTACAATCTCTTTCCGAATAGCTTTAAGCTCTTCTAAAATCTGTTTGAGTAATGCATTTGTTTCTTCCGTCATATTGCTTCCTTTCTGTTGAGTTTGGCTTCTTATCTCTTTATAATGTAAGTACAGGCACTGCCATGCCTAGTAAATCGAAAGGAGATAAAAGTTTGCTATTATTACCACATATAGATGGTTTTCATCAGTCCGGTGAAAAAGTTTCTGAAACATCAGTGTTTGTATGCAATAACTGTGGTTCTAAGAGAACTGTAAAGTCCGGTAAAACCATCCCTAAGTGTTCGAAATGTAACGATTATACCTATTGGTTCAAAATCGTAACGCTTTGATCACTTTCGATTTCATTGAACATTGTTTCCGGGTGGTATTCATCTTTAAAATCGCTGTTTGCATAATCGATGGATTTCACTTGGAAACAAATGTTTGCACCGTTTTCTGTATTGAATACTTTCAAGTACTGTTTCCCATTTTTTGAAAAGCACATTACTCTTGTTTTATCTGGGATTCTTACAATCCGCGGTGCAAATAATCTTTTTAAAAACTGTTTCAGCACATTTATGACTCCTTTCTCAATCACCGTCTGCTTTTTCAGTTTCCTGTCCCAGAAACTTATTCACGAAATACAACTGCCCTTTCCCACTAACTTTTGTCGTGCGTGTGATTCTGACAGAGCCATCTGGATTCTGAACGTTAGATTCTTTGATTTCAAATAATCCCTGCTCAACGTATTTCTGTTTTGGCATATTTCGTGAACTTCCAGAAACCATCAAATAGCCATTGTCTCTCATCCACTGAAACAATCGTTTCTGTCCTATCTGGTATCCGTTCTGGCAGATAAGTTTCGCCAAGTCACCGATAAGGATTGATGTATGACTTGCAGACACAGCATCTGCGAAAATTGTTTTCGGTCTATCAGCTTCAATTTTCTCCGCAAGAGACTTATTTGTGTCTTTCAGCTTCGCAATCGTCCGGTCTGCCATCTTCAATGCTCTGGCAAAAACCTGTTCTGGTGTGTTCCATGCTTTTTCGAGGTCTATGAGATACTGTCGGCATTCTTTTCCTTTTTCAGTTCTACTCATAAGGCAAATGTGCTTCGCCATATCTACCGATAAAGAATAATCCTGCAATTCTCTAATCTGCACTCCGCCATTGTTCTGAACCTCCGTACCTGTAAGTACGCTGGTGTAATCTTCATTCTCAATGAACCCTTGAGAGTTCGTTTCGAACCATGCTGAAAATCGCTTACTGATTTCAAGAGATTTATGTAACTCTCTGGCTGATACTGTAGGCTGTTCGCCATCGTAATTAATTGATATTAATCCGTTCATATATCTCCTTTTCTTGTTAATCGGATTTCAAAATTTCATCTACCGAAGTTTTTAAATAATCAGCGACCTTTTTCACTTTTTCGGCAGATGGAGAAACTTCATTCCATTTACAAACACTACCTTGCGAAAATCCGCAATCTATTTCGATTTTGCGAATGGAAACATTTCGCTTTTTTGCCAAGGCTTTCACCTTGTCGTAAATCATCATTCGATACCTCCTTTCATATTTTTGCTGAAAATATCACAACATTATTGACATACCTCTGAATATATTCTATAATCAAGCTACCACACAAAATCATAAAAAATAAACTTGGGCATTCTTTATGTCCTTATTTTGTTGCGTTATTTTCAGTACTGATAGTTACATTATAAGCGATATTTTCAGAATGTCAAGTACTATTTTTGCGTTTTTTTCAGAATTGAAAGGAAACAAAAATGACATTACGAGAAAGAGTTAAAATACTTTGTAAAGAACAGAAAACTTCATTAAATGCGTTAGAAACTGAATGTGGTTTCGCAAAGGGATACGCAAGCAAACTGGATAAAAGTACTCCTAATGCTGAAAACTTGCGAAAAATCGCAAATTTCTTTCACGTATCTGTAGATTATCTGATGACAGGGAAAGAGCCGGAACAAGATTTTTCCGATGAATCTGCACATTTGATTGCACAGATAAGAAAAGACACCGAACTGTCCGATGCATTAAAGAAATACTTCGGGCTGTCCGATGCCAAAAAGAAACATGTTATTGAATTGATTAATCTTTTAAGCGAGTGAGGTACGTTATGTTATCAGAAGCAACTGTATTAAAAGCAATTATTGAATGCATGGATGAAGAACGCAATGCTATGCTTATAAGTGTTCGTGACAAACTGGACTGTGATGATTTATCTTTATTTCCGTTTTTAAATTCACTTAAAAACAAGCACTATATAATTCAATCAACATACGATGCACATGTTACAGACTTAGGAATGAAAAAATATCACGAAGCATTCACAAATAAAAGCAAACAAATTAAAGAATCAGTTTCTAATTCTGCCAAATTTACGTTGAAGCAATTCCTTGCGATCATTACAGTAGTCGTTGGAAGTGTTATTTCTGCTGCTATCATTTATCATTTCGGGTGGCAGTAAACCTAGTACTTTCATAAGAACAAGAATATGAAATACCGGTGACAATTGCCTGTTCTTATTTTCTATCCACAGAAAATTCAGATCACATAAATCTTGGAATTGTTGTTCTGTCAATTTAATGCCAACATACTCAAAGCCTTTCTGCGATGTATCTACGTGGTAAGGCTTTACTTTTTTCTTTCTTTTGAAAAACATTTATTTCACCTCCAATATCGTTTCGGAATGTCGAGTAGCATAAGGTAAATATAACGCAAAATCTTTTGGCTTTCAATTTCATCTATCATTTTTATAATCTCTTTCTTATAATCCATAAATAACCCTCCCGAATGAAACTTTACTACAGTATATGTCTGGACAGTGGGAAATATGATTTGAACATTTATTTTTATCATATTTTCCGCAGATCCAATGAAACAGGACACATGGATTAATATTCGCCCTTGCAAACTGCCAGAGATAGACTGGAATATTTATGATCGCATAGAAATTATTTGTGTAGTCAAAGATAAAATCTGATTTGTGCGGTGAAATGTAGAATTTGAGCGTAGATTTAGACGCCGGTTTCAAAACCGCACTCATAGTAAGCGTTGAATGCTTGTGCATAGTTTGGGTTGAGTATATACCAAAATCCTTATTGGCATAGTCTTTCACGCACATTGGCAAGTGAATTATGTAGTTGGCAAAGAGAATTACTCCTGCTGCGATCAGCAATCTCTCAATCTTCCTCATGTGTGTTATCACCTCTTAAAACATGGTTTCCTGTGCATTCTCGGAATCAATCTCATTCTGTAAGAATACGGGCGGTTCGTATCTGCCGATAATGTCCACGGCTTTGTCAACCTGATTCCTCTTGATTGATTTGTACGACTTAACCTGAAACTGATACCGCAGATTTGAATGAATGTTGCTGTACACTTTCTGACGGATGGAACGGCTCTTGTAAGCGTTTGAAAGTTTACCGCCAAGGACAGCCGTTCCTTTCTTCTTGACAGCTTCAGTAATGCGATCTGCTTCAACAGGAAGTACTGGCAGGTCATATTCCAGACGTTCCAGTTTCCTGTCTAAAGTATCAACTCTCTGGTTCAGTTCAACGGTTCCCTGTGCCAGAAGCTGAATCTGCTCCGGAATAGTCATAGGGACTGTACGGCGTACTGCCTCTTTCAGTTTATCTTCGACTTTGAGGAAATACTGGCGTGCAATCTTTCCTTTTGCCGAATGGCTTTCCATTGAAAGGTGCTTCGCAAAATCTGTGGTAAGGCGGTAATCCTTGCATTCATTACCGTTCTTCATCGTGAAGAACCCCCACCAGTCAACAGTTTCCTCAAAATATTCATTTTCTTCAATATTCTTTTTTGCCCATCTTGCAAAATTCTGCTTCGGCATATCAAGGAAGTCATACAATGCTCTGGCTGTGGTGTAACCATTTTCATCAATGCCAAGTGCGATTTCGATAGGTGTCTGCTTGGATGTGTTGTTAATAATGTCATTCATAAATATACCTCCATGAAATAAATGTAGTTGCCAAAAAGAGGTATACAGTGCTATAATTTGTATACCAGATTATTGGTGTGGGTATCCGTAGACTTTCTCAGGGTGAACGGATACCCGTTTTTTAGTTACTCTCCAAGTTCTTCGTCAATCTTTTCGTTTAACCATGCAGTCTTAGTTTGACCTTTTTCTTTCAGCTTTTTGTCCAGTGCTTCAAGTTTTTCTCTTTTCACTGACACACTAAACTGTCCGATAGTTTCACGACGTTTTTTGAAATACTCGGAGTTATCTTTTCTAGCAACCACAAAAACACCTCCTTTGTGTTGCTAGCTACATATTATCATTAGTTGCTAGCAATGTCAAGGTATATTCGCTTGTTTTTCTCTTAGTTATACCACTTTTTGTGCAAATTAATCGGGAAAAACGATAAAACTGCATTTTTAATGGATAAAAATATGAAAAACATTTCGGTTTTGACTATGCTATTATTGAATCTTGCGGTATAATATATGCAAATTTTACTAAGGAGGAATGCACCATGAGAAGAAAACTTATAGTTGCAATGCTGTCAGGAATTTTATGCGCTTGCCCCATAGAAGTCTATGCAGACGCTGAAATGACTCAAGAAGAAACAGACATGAATTCTTTATCAGAGGAAGAATACAAGAAAAAATGTACCGAAATGTGGTATGAAGATATTACTTTCTCAAAGAAAAGTCTGGAAGGTCAGTTTGTCAAAATAGATCTTTACGTTGAAGGCACTGCAACAATAGACCCTTATGATTTAATGATCTCCGACAAGACTGAAAAGTATAATCTTAGCAGTAATTGCAGTCTTGTTGGCATTTATTCAAAAGATACCGACAGCTACGGAAGCGGCAATGACGTGGGTATTCTATACTCCAATGATTATGATTTCAAAAATACAGACTATGTTCCAGGGACTTACTTGACACTTTATGGGGAAATTATTGATTATGGTATCGACTATTGGAGCGGTCACAATTCAGCGTGGTTTATGCCAAAATATATCGAAAACGTGAGGGATGTTAAATGAGGAAAAGAAAGAAAATAGATAAAGTGACTCAAAAGATAAAATGCCCTGCTCTTACTTGTCGTAGTGCTAATGTTCAGATCGTTAGTAAAGGATTGTTCTCCACAAAATACCAATGTAAAAGTTGCGGTCGTATTTTCAAAGGATAAACAGCAACGAGCCGAGGATTTTACTCCCCGGCTCTTTTTATGGCAAAACCTGCATTCACGATCACATCTCCTCCCCAGAGTAATCTGGCAGGCTGTACCAACGTATTAAGATGTCGATTTTTTTCGAACTTCTGCTGAACTATTTACACATTTCCGTTTCAGTGCTACTATATTACCATAATTAATTGATTAGATGAGGATAATCTGATGAAAGTTGAAGCGTAGGCGATAAACGGAAGGTGATTACTATGAAAATTGCTATTTGTGACGATTGTGAACTACAGGTTGAGTATTTTAAGCATCGGATTGAACCGTTTTTGAAGCAAAACGGTGACCGGAATTATACGATAGACGGTTATTTCAGTGGGGAACCCTTGATAGATGATGTTAAGGACGGAAAATGGTTTGATATGATTGTCTTGGATGTAATACTTAAAAACGAAAATGGCGTGGATATTGCCAAAGAACTCCGAGAGTGTGGATATAAGGGCAAAATTGCTTTCTGGACAGCTCACAAGGATTTTGTTTTTGATGCGTTGGATGTTGAATTTACGCATTATATCATCAAGGGAAATGAACACGGAAGAATGTTTTCTATGATTGACAATACCTTGAGTGATATGAAACACAAGATGCTCACAATCAGACACAGAGATTGCATTATAAGGATTCCATTGAACAAAATCGAGTACCTCGAAGCACGGGATAAGCAAGTTTTTGTTCATTGCACGAACGGGATTATGCACAGTATGTATGCAACTTTAAAGTCGGTTGAGCCTTACCTTGATAAACGGTTTTTGCGTTGTCATAAGTCATTTGTTGTAAACATGGATTATGTGCAAAAGCTGGATTCTGATTTTACGATGTTTTCCGGGGATAAAGTGTTGATTCGTAAGAACGGATATGCGGATATTAAAAATCAATATTGGGAATACATTATTAAGTGAAGCAAAAGAGATGGTCTGTCAAGGAAGAAACAGACCATCTCTTTTTTTGAGTCCATGCTTAAACTCTGGGGAGGAGTTGAATTATGGTATATTTATTATATCACACTTGTTACACTTTGCAAATATCTTTTGCAGCCACAAATCCGTAGTACTTGCCTGCAATGCGGACATAGTGCCATGAAACACCGTTTGTTGCTTTCTGAGTGAAATTCATCACGTCAACAAGGTTGCCTCTCACAAGCTTAGGCCATTTCTTAATAGACGGATAGTTGCCACCGGCCCACGTGCGTACAACCGTAGATGCCGCAGATACTTTTCCGACAAAGAGACGCTGCGACTTGTTCTGCTTGTTGGTGATTGTAGTCGGTTTGTTTTCAGCTCCGTCAACTTGCAAATACTTAGTTGCCGCCCATCCAATGCCGATTCCAACAACTTTGACTTTCGTCCACATACCGGATTTCTCACCGTTAATTTCTACGCGATTTCCCTTGTTGATCTGTCCGAGGACATAACCATTCGGTTCCTCGCGGATGTACAGGGCATCAACTGTAGATGTGACCGTGCCGGTTGCTTTCCATGTCTCTGTAGAAGTTTTCTCATCTCCCCATGTAATCCAGATATAGCCGTCGATTACCGGATCACTGCGAAGATAGCGTTTATTTCGGCAGGATCCGCCGTTTGCAATGACTCCTGCTGCACTTGAAGTGTTTCCTTCGTTGGTGTAGATGTACGTATTGCTATAAGAGCGGACAGATCCGATGTGAGAGCCATCACGGAAGATAACAAGTGCTCCATCTTTTGGCGTGCTGCGCCATGTACCATTTTTCTTCGCCCACTGTGTAATGCTCTGACAATTATAGAAACCGCCGCCCATAATCTGCAACGCTTTTGTAATGCCGAGAATTTTGACTAATTTCCAGAACTGGAACTCTGCGCACCATGGCTGTCCCTGACATCCCGGCTGTCCCCAATTATCTACATCACGGGCAAATTTGGTGTAATTGTTATATCCGGCATTTTTCTGGAAATCATCAAGATAAGCGTTTGTGCGTTTTTCCAGATACGGTTTATTGCCGCCATTGTTTGCGTAATAATCACCGAGGTCTGTAAATTTTTGTAATTTTGTTTTTGTCACTGTTACTTCTCCTTTCTGTTCCGTCCGATAATCTGTATAGAACACATCCATATCAACATTTCCATTAATCCCTGAGACTTTCCCTTTACTGGAATACTGCCATCCTACACCGACATTCGGACGTAATCTTTCCTGCACAGAACCATTGTCGCTTGCCGGATAACGAGCAATCCAACAATCGTATTTTTTGAGAGCATCTGTCAGAACATTATTATACCAGTCGAGATTACAATAAATTCCGACTTTATAACCGGCTTTCTTGATTCTGATCAGAAACGCTATTGCAACATTCTCGATAGCTTGCTTGCCAAGGCTTCTCTGCTGACTCCATTCAAGGTCATAGAATACTGGAAAATCAAGTCCACGACCACCAAGAACGGAAAGCACGTCCTCAGCTTCGTCAATTGCCTGTGCCGGTGTTAAAGCGTAGCTGTACTTGTATCCACCAATAAGAATTCCATTGGATTTACAGCCCTTGTAGTTGTGTTCAAAAGATGTATCGACTCCAGATTTTTGATGGATTCTTAATATTGCAAACTTAACTCCAGAATTCGATACTTTTGGCCAATCTGGTTTTCCTTGATAAGATGATACGTCAATACCTTTAATCTCCATATGTACCTCCCTTTTATTTTTTAACGTATATTACTGTAAAATATACTTTTCCGGTTGCGCTCGAAGTCGTTGGCGATGCCACATCTCTTATAGTGAGATTCATATTGTCATTAGTTATGTTATATCCTGTCAATGTTAGATAAGAGCTTGAAAAACTACATCTCACAATTCCTAGTGGTGTGTGATTAGGATGCGATTTTGCTATATCGTGAGATACGGTCGCTACACCATTTTTTAGTGTAAAAGGTAAACTAAAGCTTGATGTTGTGATATACCCGTTGAGACCCAGTTTCTCCTTCAACCAAGTAATCATATTTGCAACTGTAAGTTTTTTCAATGCATTTCCACTACCCGTTCCGACCGGTATCAAATCGGTGTCCGCTAATTCTTCCGCACTTGCCAAATTGCTTAGTACATCGGTCTTTAATGATTCCATGCAATCACTCCTTCCTTATCAACTTTTTAATTTCTTGAATCTCTTGCTTAAGACTATCTATTTCAACTTTTTGTTGCTTAATCATTGCGAACATTGCTGGGATCATCATACGGTAGTTCCAGTCTTCTATCCGATTGTTCGCATGTGTAGCTGCCTGTGGAAAATGTTCTTCTACATCCTCCGCAATGAACATAGGCAGATAGCGTCCCTCGTTTTCGTCGCCTTCTGCAAGATAACCGTCTTTGTATTTTGCCCAGACTGGTTCTATTTTGTACCATTCTTCGATTTCGGATGGAATTATAGATTCACCGATATCCTTGTAACGTTTGGATGAGGATGCAGATCTAGTTACTGTTCCATCTATCATGAGTAACAAATTATATGCATTGGTGTTTTGACTAACATCCAAAAGCTTTGTGGATTTCGAGGTTAATTCGTCAAGAGTAGCTTCCCCCTTGTAGCATCTAAAACTATTATAGATAGTTGTGTAATAATAATCACTTACAATAGGAGTATATGGATTTGTTTTCGAATCAATGCCATTAGCCAAGTAAAACTCAATTTGGGATTCTGCCATTATTTCCATTACATAATAACTGTCTGATTCGTACCAATATATTCCGATATCAAGATATGAAAGAATATCTCCATCCCATTCCGATAATCTCAAACCATTTTTATTTGGATTAATAAATTTTAGTTCTTTGTTGTTTAAATCATCGCCATATAATAAACCTCTGTTTTCAAGAGAAAGCACCAAGTTTCCATTCTCATCATAATTTTTCAGTATACCGTTTCCATTGTTTTCACCGCCCAATGAAAGTTCTCCGCCGAGTGCCGCGCTGAAACTTATGTATAACCTTCCGTTTTTGTAATACAACCCATTCCACTTTCCGTCATCGGTAAGGATTTTTACAATTTCCGTCTGTGTCAGCGCATCTACGTCAAGTACAACTGCGACGCTTTGCATATCGTACATATTTACAGTTCCGCCAGCCTGATACAGTCGGCACCTGATATTTGTAATATCTCGCGGAATACCTATCGTAGTACCATTTCCATCTGTGATCGTCTGCCCTGTTTCATCGGTCAGGATTGTATACAGGTAATGTTTTACCGTATTTTCATCGGACGAACTGGTATATATGGTATTCCATGTAGTGCCATCTGCGGTTTCTTCAACTACAAACCGTCCTGAGTACGGATGTCGCTCTGCTTCGTTGCCATCGCGATAGTATGCTTTAAATTCCAGAAAATTCGGACTGATTACTTTGTCTGAACCGCGTTTCAGGACATTGCAAGACGGCTCAAGGATATACGTCCTTCCGGGAATCCCCTGTGCACCAGCTTTTACTTTTGATACGGTAAATCTTTTTGTAACTGACAAATTATCAAGATATGTAGCTTTTATATCTATCCATCCATTATCAGCAGACAATCCGGTAACATTGTATATATGTGTTGCATCATTCCAAGATCCTGTGATACTGTCAGATTTTGTAATCGTATAACTGCAGTCATTTGTGATGTCTGACGAGCCGTACATTACCGTAGCTTTGGTAGATACAGTTGGAAAATCTGTAATATTTCCATCGGCATCAGTCGCAATTGTCTGTATGTCATTAGACAGCTGTAAAGTCATGTTTTGAGCTTTTAATGCAACTTCATCAGAATATTTCTTGCTCTCCTTCAAATTATCTGCTAAAGCTTCAGACGCTGTTTTTCCGCCAATTAATACGCAATCGCCACTAATATATACTTTTTTAGTATCCATATCTACTTGAAAAAGTAGATTTCCATTAGAATCTTTTACCGTGATTGCGCCAGCGTTAATCCATTTAGCGTTCACGCCAACTGCATTCAGGATTCTGACAATGGTATCGCCGTCAACTGTCATGCCACCATTCCATGTCTGCCCTCCATCTGTTGAAACTCCCCATGCTTCGGAAGTCATCTTCCAGACAGCTTGAGACTTTTCAAGCGTCGGCGCATCGTGAAGATAGAATACATTGCTTCCATCTTCTTGTTTTGCTATAGTTGTATATACACCTTTGGCATTGTCAAGACGATTCTTGAATTCTTCTAATACCTTTTCTCTCTCGGTTTTTTCCTGCTTAACCATATTTCTTGCAGCAACAAATGCCTGCGTCGCCTGGGAATATCGGGTGCTGCTATTTTTAGCAGCGCTTTTGGCATTACAAGCTATCTTCTGGCCGGATCCCGGTTTCAATGTAGTTGTGGTAAGTAGAGATGTGTATATTTTTCCATTTCTATCCACAATAATCAGTGAATCTCCGGCTTCCAGAGCCACATCTGTAGGGCACTCGGATTCAAATGGTCTAAATCTCATGCCAAGGCATTTTTCGGAGATTATTGAAGCAATCGTCTGTCCATCGCCAACACGAATTAATTTATTACCAGAAATTCCAAGGACATATCCCTCTGTACCAACCATGTAAGTTTGCGGATTATCAGAAGAGGATTCGCTGTATTCAGTTACTTTCACGCCTGTGATTACTACATCTGTATGATGCGGTGTAAATCCATAGGTGGTTTCTATTTCAGAAATGTTACCTTTTTCGTCAGTTGCAAAAAGCCTCAGAATCCCATCATTTTCAAGAAGCGTACCATTGTCAGCCGACAACACACCATCTGAGTTCGAGAAGTTAAGATTAACGTTGCTTCCGTCCTGTGTTTTTAATACGCCAAGTTCATCAACTGTAAGTTCTTCTTCATTGACAGAACCGTACCAATTGATGCACAATCTGCCATATTCATCGCATTTCATCCACTGGCAGCCAATCTGCGCAACCCACTGTAGAACCTGGCGAAATGTTAAAGCTTCGTCATTTGGACGATTCTGCACAATGTAATCATCTCTATAGAAGTTTAAAGTTTGCAAAGTAACTCCACATACCTCGCAGGCATCTCGTACAATCTGCCCTCTTGTTGCCGGATAGTTCAATTTGCTGTCTGAATAGTTCCGGTCAAACTTATGTATATTATCTTCGCATGTAAGGTCTATGGTAACTGTTTCATCTTCTGGCTGTTCAACTACTGTTGCTGTGCAAATGCGAATTTTTTCTGTAGTCCCATCATCAAATTCCATACCGACATAGCAGATAACTTCTGCTCCGTCAAAATCATAATCCGAATATTGCCCATCAAAGTTATTAATGCTCAAGGTCAGCACATTGATGATTGTTGAACCAATATCAAAGCTACTATCCCCGGACACGGAATCTTCAAATGAGAATCCATTTGCCCACAGATCAGCACTGGTCAGATTAAGAACTGTTCCATCTTTGAGGGTAATATCCGCATATTTGATATACTGCACATCCATACCAGTATTCACTTTTTCTTTCCATTTGTCTGATAAAATCCTCATGTTCTACCTCTCAATAACATCAAAACTGATAGATTCTGTTCTCTGGTTTCCAAGCCACCACCATTTAACAGGCGCGCTCCTGTCGCCGACATAAAACGTTCTGGTTTCGTATTTTCCAGACATCATATCTGGATATGTAATTTGGATGTACTCGGGATTGAACGCTTGGAGAATCTTAGCTGTAGTAGCCCAATCTTTACCGTTCCACTGCAAAGCTAATTTCCTTTTTTGCGCTACCCTGTTTTTATGCATGACAGAGTCATCAGATCTTCCTGATTTTGCCGCTGATACGTCCTGTAATCCCCATGTGTAGGAAGACGGGCAAGGCATCGAGACACCGTTTACTTTTAAAAATATTTCTGCCATATAACACCTCATAAAAGAAAAAGCACCTTCCCGAAAGAAGATGCTTAATTACACGAAAATAGCGCCTATCGCTCTGATAGACGCTTTATGATTCTTTATTCTATCACATATACAAAGTGAGATTCAGTAAGAAAAAGTTATATTAATGTTTCTTTTGGATATCAGAAATGAATCTTTCGAATTGCTCTTTGCAAAATGATTCGTAATCCGTGTTTCCCATAAGAATTACCCGATTTTTTAATCCTTCCATTGATTGCAAGAATACCGAAACGTCTTTTTCCTTTACTTTGCAGGTTACGACAACATAATTTTTCTCTCTGTGTTTGTAGTCCCCGCAGAATTTTACTCGGACTTTATTCTCTATAAAAATCCTATCAGCAAGAAATCCCATTGTGTCTATGTAGGCAAATTGTTTGTTCCTGAAAAAACGACTTCTTCCAAGTTCAATATAATTAGTCTGCATTTCTATATACCTCTTATTAATTCAATAACGCAGTGTCAATGATCTGGAAGTTTGCTCTGTGAATATAAAGGGCTTTCCCATCAATCATAAGTTTTGTCATTTTAGGTAATTTCTTCGGAATCTTCCAATACACCTCGTCACCAGAATATGCTGTGATAGGTTGTCCGAGTTGCGATTTAATAACTACCACTCGGGATTTTCCAAAATAATTTTTATATTGGTTTACGATTCCGGCAATATATGTATTTTCATCAATCTTTCCAGTGGATTGACTGTAAATATCTGTCTGTTCAAAATCTACATCCGGTTCCAATCCGTCTTGCTCGAATATACAGGTATCTCCGCAGCTCTGAATTTCTTTTCCGTCAATGTTGATGGTAATTACAGACGACATTTCATATCCAGTAATCACAGAACCGTCACTGTCGTATGATGTGGTTTTGACCGGATTTCCTTTTACGTTGATTTTGTCCCCGACTGTAGTCATAACCTTTTCGCCATAGTTGTCGTATGTACGGATGGTATATCCATTTCCAGCAAGATCGCCTTTGATATCATTGAGCGTATCGTCCAACAGAGCGCATCCGGCAGCTCCTCCGGCAAAGCACAGACACAGAATTGTCAATAACATGATTTTTAATTTTTTCACCTTTTTTTCTCCCTAGATATACGGTTTCCGTTTGTGGTACGTTATCAGCTGGCTGTATCTCAGGGGCTTTCGCCCACGCATTCGGAACTCATTATTTCTGGTTCCACGTTTTGCCACTATACAGTCCATCGCCTTTCGGATGTTTCTGTACTGGCCTTTACGAAGTCTGATCTTTCTCCGGTTCATCTTTTTCCTCCTTGTCGTCGAAATGACGATATCCCCATTTAGGGATTAAAATAAATGCCAGCAATGGCCACGCTGAGCCTGTCACTTTACAGGCCGTGGCAATAGCCGCTGAACAAGCGATCACTGATACTGCGTTCAGAATCATAATATATTCCATTTTCTTTCCCTGCTTTCTCAATAATTGATTGAATAAAATTGGCTAGAATCTATTTTTATGCGTCACGTGAGGAAATCATCACCTACGGTATTTCAAACAGATTTTGGATTGATTTAGTCAATGAATATCTGTCCTTCATATTTTTCAAATCTGTACTTCTGTGAAATATCTGGATATTTTTCTTTATCAACCAAACTGTAAAACATTTTTTGTGGTCTGGCATATAGTTTTCTTTCTCCATACAAAGCACGGTAAATTATCAGCGGTTCGTCTGTCTCTGTATGCTTTGCTTCGCCGACAATCTTATACAGGTAATCATTGCTCCGCAAATCACTGACGGTTTCTCTCTTGAAATGTTTTACTATGTCCCCCGGTTCAAACAATGGTCTGTCTATTGGCATATTTTCATTCCTCCCGTTTCTGTTTCACGCGGTTATACAAAATGTTCTGTGTCTTCTCCGTGAAGAACAGCCAGATATGATAATCGCAGTCCATATTGTTGTTCTTTCCAATGTCAGAGCCGAAATATTCGTCCATCATGTCCAGATAATATTGCGGCTCATCGTCCTCTTCGACTATTCCGTCTTTCACTATATCCAAGTCAGCATTTCGAATCATACTCAGGAACTGGTCAAGGTCATTTGCGTAGACTATCGGATGTCGTTCTCCTCGATACTGTTTGAACTTTTCAAAGAACTGTTTGACCAATGCCATAGTCAGGCAGATGTCGTGGTCTTCCAAAATATCTTCTTTGTCCCCGTACAGAGAATTAAATCCATTGTACAGGATTGTCGGTAGTTCTTCGTCTTTGTAATCGACAGAGTGATTCTTTTTCGCATGTGCGTACCGTTCCTGCTTCTGCTCTTTCGTTCTAGGTGGTATATTATTAATATTTATATTTATATTATTATTAGGAGCAGAAGTCTTTACTCCTTTACCAGACGATGGTAAAGTCTTTTTCTCTGTACTTGATAAAGTACAGTCTTTATCACAGTAATCATTGTTAAAAGTGTAGGTAGTGTTAGTAGGTAGTGTTAAAGGAATGCCTTCTTCCGTATTTCCCGAATTACATTTTATGTAATTCCCCTGGGAATTACACTTTATGTTATTCCCGTATTCTTTCTCATATTCCGAAATAATTTGATTTTCAAGTTCTTTTTCCCATGTTTCGACAGATTTATTAATATTTTCCCAGATAGGTCTGATGTGAACAGTTGGCATAGCATTGAATTTATATTTTGCCAATTCTACAAATCCTCTGTTTTTAAGCTCTTTAATTGCCTTATCATACTGTCTCTCTGTTATTCGAATTTCATCTTTCCAATCTTTTCTCTGCTTGGCAATCCAATAATGTCCGTCTTTGAAAATGCGAACTTTTTTCTTGCCGTTCTTATCTTCTGAAAACCAATATAATATTCTTGATAAAAGCGTTCCTTCAATCAAACCGCCTGAAATATCAATATATTTATGTGGAGTATGATTGCATTTTGCGGATGATAGAAAATCCACTCTTGCTTTTAATTCTTCTGGGGATAATTCTTTGATTTGTTCGTTCATAATAGATAACCTCCTTGTTGGTCATTGGCATCTCCGTAATATGCCAGAATCCTTGACTTATAAAAAACAGTAGGCAGGTGCATCAAGGTTTACACTTTTCGGGAGCTACCCTAGCCTACTGGTTTTACCAAAATTATTTTTCTACAATAAAGGCATAGCCGTGTGATTGCAATTCATCTATGGCTCTGTCAACAACCCCTTTATCTTCTAATGATAATTTATAAAGTTCTTCTACATTAACCCTTTCACTATCAAAGCTCATTATAAGTCCATAAATTCCCTTGGCTTCAAGAGATAAATTGTTGTTAAATAAAATTTTCTTATCAACTAATCCATACGGCTTCATAAATACCTTTCTCCTTGCTTTACCGAACAAAAAAGAGCACACAAAAGAATCGTGAGGTTTTTCCCTCGTTTCATCTTTAGTGTGCTCTCTTCAACAAATGTAATAACTATTTCTCGTTTAGTATATCAAATTCTACCGCAAAAATCAATATGCCGGGGACGGATTCATACGGTAATCTGTATTATTTTGAGCTTTTGTGACGATTCGTGCCAGTTCACGCTCGTTCACCTTGATGCTGTTCATAATGTATTCTGGTGAAGAACCACCAAATCCCCCATTGTTCATCAAAGCAGTAACTACGCCACGCTCGACAGCTTCCATGATCTCATCTTTCGTAAGTCCCATGTTGCCGTCATAGCCGGACATGATACTGTCGGCAATGGATTTCATGGCTTTACGATTTTCCAAAGGAAGAACGGCTTCCTGTCCTGCTTCGCCTACACCAATGACAGATGCATTTTTGAACAAACCACCTTTTGCATACCAATTTACACCAGAATTCCAGTTGTAGGAATAGTGATTTCCGCTTGTAGAAGCGTTCATGTTCATCCACATATGCGGTGTACTGATATGGACAGATTTCATGCCGTTTGACAGTTCTTGCATTGCATTTTTGCCGACATTATACAACCCGGTAAACTTGCTCTTGATTGTATCTACAACACAGTTCAGGGAACTGCCAATTTTGTTGTTCATGTCCTTTGAAATGTAGGAAGAAATATCTCTTCCGATATTCTTCCATTTCTTACAAGCAATGTTGTACTGACTCTCGAAATGACTCTCTACGGATTTGTCCATATTGCCAAGTTCTGTGCTCACTGCATTCTTCATTTCTCTGGCTTTCAATGTAGCTTCTCTGGAAGAATTGCCCCATGAGCTAGTAGTTGTGCTTTCCATGCCTTTCATGTAAGTATCGGCTTGCTTCTGGATTTCCGAGAAATCATCTGTGGCATTTTTTGCCATTTCATTTGTGGCTGTCTTTGTATCTTTAGATGCTTGTCCAACAGATGCAGAAATGGTCTTTTGCGCTCCTACAATATTTTGTTCAACCGCTGTTTTTGTTGTAATGGTCGCATTCGGGAAATCTTCACTCAGTTTCTTATCGAGTTCGTCAAGTGGCACTCCGGCATCTTTTAGGCACGTGTAAACAGCATCCAACGCATCGGTTGTGTTGCTGTAAGGTACTTCACTGATTTTATCCCATGCAGTCTTATAAACTCCTCCAAATTCATCAGATTTAAGTGTCAACTGATATAAGGTATCTTTTAGATCAGACACACTAATTTTGCTGGAATCAAATTTGCCAGCAGCCTCAGAGATACCGCCCCCAAGAGCAGATATTTTATCAGTCATTCCTTCAACAAAATCTGCTGATATACCTGCTTGCGCTCCGTATTGCTCAAGAGCTGTTCTAGCTTGCTCTGCTGAAACACCATACTCAGAAAGTTTGCTAACCATATCAGAGTACATTTCATCGTGAGTTTTTCCAAGTCCTTCGTCCTTTTCAATCAACTGCCACAACGCTTCCGATTGATCGTTTGTAAGATTTGCTACATTGGTAAGCTGCGTTGCGTAATCATGGAGATAACCGCCATACTGCGTAGTCATTCCATTACCGCCCTGCATGGTCTCAAAAAGTCCTGCTAATTTCTTGGTAAGTAATACTGCACCACCTACTGCAAGAGCAATTCCACCACCGGTTGCAACGAGTGAACCTAACGATGCCCCAAGAGCTGGAATAGTTGTCGCTACAGCTTCTGTGATTGCGGGACTCAGCATACCTCGTACAGCTTTAGAAAGATTTCCAAAAACAGTATCGCCTGTAAAGAATTTGGTAATGGTGTCAACGAGTGGCATTAATTTGTCACCAATAGCAAAAACAGCCATTGCCTGAACAAATGTGCCAGCAGATGTTGTTCCAAGTCCTTCCCAGATTCCACCAAGAACGTCTCCGATAACCGTAAGTAACTGTGCAAGATGTTTTCCCCAGTCAATTTCACTGAGGAATACGCCTACATTGTGGCCAAACGCTTCCCAATCGACACCTTCTGCGATGTCAATTAATGATGTCAAGAGATGATTGATAAAATTTTCAAGTTTCTGTCCATTCTCTTTCCAGTCAAATTCTTGCATGAAAGTCACAATACCACCTGTGATATTATCAACCATTTCATCCCAATCAAAGGTCGCAGTGAAAGAAGCAAGCGTATCAAAAGCACCATTCAAGCCAGTTGCGAGTGTATGAGCGATTTCACTAAAACTAATCTTTTCGAAGATTCCATTCAAGCCTTCTGCAACAGCTGTTCCAATTTCTCCATATTGAAGATTTTTCACGAATCCAGAGAAAATATCCCAACCACGCATAAAGGAATTTCCAAGTAAATTACCAAAATTGCCCCAGTCAACTTCACGAACAAGCCCCATAATACCATTTGCAAATTTAGCACCAAGGTTCTTCCAGTCGATTCCTTCCAGAAGTTGGTTTGCAGTATTTACAATAGTATTCATACCGGCACCAACAGTACGTCCCATCAAATTCCAGTTGATGTTATCAACCATACTGTTAAATGTTTGGGTGAATGCGCTGGTGAATTTAGTGATGTAAGGGCCTACGTTATTCCAGTTAATGAAATCATAAAGCTTTTGCATTCCCCAGTTAATGCCATCAGCCATGATTTTTCCAAGACCTTTCCAGTCTTTTCTCTTAAAGGCATTTACAATGGCATCTGCCATTTCATTTGCCCTGTTGGACATTTTCTTGAATGCTTCGTCCCATGCTTTTTGATATGCAGACAAAGCATCATCTAATGCAGCATCAAGCGCTGGAAGATGTGATGCGCCACCGCCAGAGCCAGAAGATGGATTACTTGTACTAGCAGAATCAGAATTGTCATTAAGCTGATTCAGTTCATCAAATGAAAGAACCGACAATGTTTTTTCGAGTTTTTTGGCATTCTTATTTGCAGTATCAATAGAATCACTGGCATTATCCATATCATCCGCAATGTTGCTAGTATCTACAGAAATACCGCCAGTAGATGATACAAAGTTAGACAGTTTGATTCCAAGCAATTTTGCAATATAAGCAAACATTCTTTGTAATGCGATTACGATTGCATTGATATACGGAAGAACTGTTTGCAGTATAGGAATGAATAAGGAACCTATTGTTCTACCAAGGGATGCAAAGTTAGCTTGCAACATACGAATTTGATTTGCCGGTTGATTGATCGTGTTTGATAAATCAGCCCACGCATACTTAGAGTTGTTCAGCAAGATAATCGTTCTCAGAATCGTTTTATCTGCCTGAGACAAATTCGATATGCTGGTATTAATTCCAAGATTATACAGTTCCTGCTGCATGTTGGCATTACGGATATTAATGCCGTACTTATCCATAGCGCGGCTCATGCCAGTCAAGCCAGATGCCATGTCCTGCCATACATCTTCAAAGTCCATATTTCTTACGGATGCAAGGTCTGCGCCGATCATTGTAAGCGCATTTGATAACTTCAATGCTGTTTCAGATGTATCGCCCATAGAAGATGCCATCTGTGCAAACGTTGCCTGATACTGCATAGTCTTTTCCGGGTCAAGTCCAAGACTGGCGGTATTGGTTCTAGTCAGTTCACCAGTATCTGAAACTTCGAATCCTGTCAGTTTCTGTGAAAGCTGTTTTGCTCTTTCCTGAAATGAATTTGCATATGCTTCAGCAGATTTTATACCACTTTTTTTCCATTCGTCAGTGTCGATTCCTTCTGCCACCTGATTGAATGCAGAGTTGAAGTAGTTCAGGGTCTCTACATAGTTCATTGCGGATTCTACTGGCGATGTCAGAACATCTAATGCTCTTTTTGCGAGGAAACCTTTGGCGTAAAGAGCACCCAGCTTATTCGTTACCGAACTCAGAGGATTTGACAATCTTCTTATTTTTTCGCCGGCTTCAGAAGATGCATTTCCAATACCTGCGATTGCAGATATAGCTTTTCCACCTAAAGAAATAGCTTTTGAAGCAAATTTTTGAAAAGCATTTGTCAGCCCATGGATTACAGTACTTGCTTTTGAACCTAACGAAGAAAGCGTGTTGAATGAATTCGAAACGCTATTTGTGGCACGCCCTACTTTGCTTCCAGACGATGCTAATACTGCAAGAGCTTCTGTCATTCTTATTGTGCTTGAACTGATATTTGGTGCGCTTTTCATTGCGTCAAAAAACTTCAAAACCTCTTGCGCGAGAGTTGATAATTGACTTGCAGTCTTTCCAGTTTTATCTCCTGCGCTAGCTAATTTTCCAAGAGAAGTAATAAAAGCATTGGCGGATGCTGATACTTCGCTCATGGAGCCTAATTTAGCAGCCGTATTATTTAAACCTGTCGCAAGATTCGGAAGTTCCTTTGATACATTGCCGATATACTGTCCTGTGTTGGCAAGTTTAGCTATAGCGGTTGTGAACCGGCTAACGCTCGGAGAAACGTCTGGAATAGCATCAAGTTTCTGCATCTCGGTAAGAAGTTCACCTAATTTTCCTGTATCAAACTGACTGAAATCGGATTTTCCAAGACGATTGATAGCGTTTATAGCCGCATTCAATCCATTTGCTTTAAAATTCACGCTACCTAAACTTTTTAAAGAATTGGAAAAATTATTTAACCGGCTTATGTCAAGATTTCCAAGGGCAGTGTTTAATGTATCTAATTTTTTTACAAGGTTATTAATAGACCGTACCGCCTGAGTTGTGCTACTGCCTATTTGTATATTGAGGGTATCTATGGTATTATCGGCCATTAAAGCACCTCCTTTTAATCAAAAAAATAAAGGGCAGACAAGACTTTTAATCCTGCCTGCCCTTGTCATTATTACCATGATTCAGCTCAAAATTTGCTTGCATGAGTTGCAATGTCATGAGCAACCTGTCACGTTGCCGTTTCTTTTCTGCTTCAGAAAGATTCTCTTCATCCTCTTGCTTTTGCTTTTCAGCTGTTTGTGAAAATGGCTCTTTAAGGTATTCAGCCTTTGACTTTTTACCAATAAGCACATTTGCAACCGCAGTCTGCACAGCACACATCGTGTACATGTTGAACTGCCATGCTTGCGAATCAGCCATTTTTTGTTTTAATTTGTAGGCTTCCATGTATGGCTCTAAATCATGTGGTGTGGAATCCCAAAACTTTTCCTCAGAAACGCCAATAGACAAATAAAGTGGAAGTAGCTTTTTATGGACTACTTCAGAAAAAGTCAACTCTTCTTCTTGTGATCCTGTGGAATTTTCGGAAGTTTCTTTTCTTCCTCCGATTTCTCCTCCATTGCTTTTACCATTCCGGATAAAAAACCGTTCTTCTCAAGCTCCTTGCTTGCTTTTTCAAATAAAATGAATCCATTCTGAGGATTTTCCTCTGTAGAATCATCTTCGTAGTCGTCCAGAAGATCACACACTTTATCGTATGCAATTCTCTTTTCTTCTTCGGTTTCATATCCGAATTCATCCTTGTGTTTTTTTTGCAATCCTACCAGAATCAGTTCTGGAAGCATTTTAATCATATCTTTCGGATTGTTGATTGCTCCCATAGAAGACACTTGTGTAAGAATGTCTGACTGAGTAAGTACGCCATATCCGAATTTTACTTTGTATGTTTTGCCATTCGCTGAGAAACTAAACATGAATTATCCTCCCTGTTTTACATCTTATTCAGCAGCCGCTGTCGGCTCAATTTTGGTATCCAGTCCCTTATATGTATTGATGATAAGAGAAATAGACATGGTTGCTGCTTCGTTCTGTGCAATTTCTGGCATTGGAATTTCGCGACCACATTCTGCAATAACAAAGAATGCGTCGGACATATCCGGGAACGACACCTGAAACCAGGTTGCCAGTCCTGTAGTTTTTGCAGCTTTAGAATCTTCGTACAGTTTTTTAATCTGTTTAACAGATTTATCTGGATCCATGATGAATTCAATTTCCCATGTACCACCAGTATCCTGTCTACCAGCTGCATACTGTGTCAGATAATCTTCCAGTGCAGAAACGTCAATCTGTTCTGTGTCAAGAGAAATACCGCCGATGGAAGAGGCTTCTTCCAGCTGTGTGAATTTGGTAGGCTTTGTGCCTTTCACGGTTTCGACGGCATATGAAAATTTCACACCAAGTGTAGTTAATCGTGCCATTTTGGCTCCTTTCTGCCTTTCGGCTATAACTTATTGCAATAAAAAAGAGCCTTAACGGCTCTGGTTCTAGTACGTAACCCTGTACCGGGAGATAAAAGGATCACCTCCTTCTAGTCTTCTTTGCTTGCCTGCTTTACAATCTGATTTACATAATTACTAAGTCCTGCAACGAGGATTCCCTGTGTGATTGCGGTAAAAATTGCCATTGCGATTTCCTGCGCGCCAGATATAGCGCATGTAGCAATAACATAAATTCCACAAATCAGAATGCCTAAAGCACCAAGGATTGCCGGAATATATTTGTCCGGTATGGCTTCGGACTTTTTAATACCCATTCCGATAAAGTACAGTACAACCGCAACAATAAGAAGTTCCGGTTTCACGTAATTCATAATCTGCTCCATATTTTCTCACTCCTTTCCTAGAGTAATGTACCGGTATAAATCCGGCTATATCTGCTAACAACACGTTTTATGCTGTTATCAGCATTATTCTGTCTTACGGGCCCGTATATCCTACGGAACCCCATGTCAACCATGGCCTTGTGGCTGGCATCGTCAATTTCATATACTTTTGAAGAAGCTTTTGAACCAGCCGCATAGGATTCTGATTGGAAAGATGGCGTTGTCGCGCACTCATCCCCCTCAAGATTGCCACGTGATGTTGGATTTCCAAGCAAGAACAAACGTGCGTAAACCCTTTTGTTTGAAGCTACCGTCTGACTTTCGTCATTAGAAAAGTTCCCTTTTCCTACAACGGGTTCAATAGTTGTTTTCCATCGTTCAAATACGTCTGAAACTGGATTTTTCACTACATCTGGCATCTCTGTCACCACCTTGTTTTGAGCATAGAAAAAGCACCCGCCATTTCGGTAGATGCTTTTATATCTTACAGTATACATAAAACAGACGTTATATTCAGTAAGAAAAGGTGTTATGTTTTTATGCAGAAAACACTTCTTTTGCGATTCTACGGATATTCTGCATAATTTCTACGCTTGCTTTGTACACGGGCATTGTAGCCTCTGTACCGTAAGAACGCACCCATTCGCCAGAGTTTGCCACATATACCCACGATTCGTTTTTTCCTTTGCCTTGTCCGTAAGAACCGATTGTATAACCAAATTCTTCTCCTTTTGGATGCGGGCTTGTTCCAGCCGGAGTGTTGTAATGGATACCTGCACCGAATTCAATGAAATTCAGATCAGTTCCCTCACACACAAGAGTTGCCTGCGCATAATTTCCGAATCTGTTGATTTTGATGTAGGTATTGTGGCTTTTATCAGAATCTCCCTGTGCCAACATAATATTTTCGTCTATGACAGGAATTCCCAATTCGCAAAGCCTTTTAAGAAATACTTCATTTTTATCGCGAAGACTGTTTTGATATGCTTTCAATTCTTTGATTGCGTTTCCAATAGATTTTTGGCTCAGATTGCATTTGATTACTCGCTCGCTCATTCTTCTGCACCTATCTTTTTAATTCCATATCTAGCCAGATTTCCTCTTTGCGTATCAAGGATTTTCTTCAAACGGTAATCTGGCGGTGTTGTATGAATACCATCTTTCAGAACCAGATTTTCCAGTGTGTCAACCTGTGGCACGGTATCAATCCAAAATACATCTCCCTCTTGCGGATGGAAAGAACGGTTAAAGGAAGTAATGTATCTATCGTAATCTGGCACGATTCCTGCCGATATTTCCTCTGGCGTTCCTGCGGTAGATGATACAGAAAACTCAAAGCTTTTCGGTTGACTGTATGTCGGTACGGTATCTATTCCCTCAAGTGTTTCGGTTACTCTTGACCAGTACACTGTCTGTTTTTGGCGTTTTAATCCTCTCATGGTGATTTCTCCCTTCAAAAATCTTATATTGCATATTTCATATGAGACACTTTTACATCTTCATCAGATACTTTTGCGTATATTGTTGTTGTATTTATATTGACATGCCCCAAAATCTTTTGTACTTCGGTGATTGGCGTACCTCTCTGCAGAAGATGTGTAGCAAGAGTGTGTCGAAATAGATGTGGTGTCAATGGTCTGTCCAGTTCTGCCCGTTCACCGATTATTCGTACAATTCTTTCAATTGCTTCTTTTTTTAATACGTTGTGGGGTTTTCTTTCACTTACAAAAAGATATTCCGATTCATCATCTCTAATTGCGAAGTATTGTTTTAAAAGTAATTTGCATCGAGCGTTTAGGTACGTTGTTCTATGCTTATTACCTTTCCCCAAAACAACCACTTCGCCTTTATAAAAGTCTATATCTGCTTTCTTTACGCCACATACTTCTGTAACCCTAGCTCCGGTACTATACAGAAATTCAACCAGTGCTTTTTCACGTACGGTTTCGCAAGCTTGCCTGATTCTTTCCAACTCCATATCTGTCAGAGGTTGCTTTTCAATGCGTTCGTATTTGACATTTTTGATAACTCTACATGGGTTCTTACCTATATATCCTTCATTTGCAGCCCACTCGAAAAAAGCGTGTATGGCAGTTCTTCTACTATCAAGTGTTCGATTACTCAATCCCCTACTCTCCTGAGCATTATACAGATATACGCGGATATCATTTGCAGTAATGTCTTCTGCGTTTTTATTAACTGTGAAAAAGAAATCATCCAGATAAAGATTGTAGAGTTCGAGCGTCTTTTTACTCAAACCCTCGATTTTCCTACTTACAATGTAAGTTTTGTAGAAATCTGGCAAATATCCAGTATACTTTACAACTGCTGTTTCTCTTTGACTGATATCAAAATCATTTACATACAACGCCAGTTTGTTTCTGACTGTTTCAAGATATTCTTCTGGAATTTCTCCATACAGATTTGTTATGAACCCATTCACGAATTTTTCTCTCATAAAAAATACCCTCCTTTTGGGTTCACAAAGGGAGAGTACTGTGCTATAATAATACTGTACCCTTTGTGGTGCTTGGAGTTGGACTTTTTGATTGGTAGTCGGGAGTCCAGCTCCTCTTTTTTTGTGTTCTGTTATAGTGATTATAGCACTGTTTGCTCTATCTGGATAGATATTTTAGTGAATTTATGAGAGATTTTTACTTAACTAAAGCCCTCTTTAGTTAATTCAAACTTTTAACTTTTCCAATAACAATATCAGCTAATTCCCTATGACCATTTGAGTCAAAATGTACCCAATCCGGATTTGTTTGATGTGTCCAATAATTTTCTTTGTTAATTATGTTCATGTTCATTTGATGATTAACGTCACAGACTGGAATACCCCACATTTTAGCAATACGAATCACATAATCAGCAAAATTTTCAACCTTTTGCAGATTTGAAAGAGAATCAAATCTTTTTGGTGGTGTGATTAGTATTATACGAAAATAGGGTTTTGCTTCTTCTACTTGTGTTACACCGCTATAATCAATATCTGAGTAGTAACCACTTGATAATTTCAAATACTTATAAAGCACTTTGCTGATTAAGACATTGTAAGCACCTACAAAATTATTAGTATCGTGATTTTCTATAGTAAAGTCAGAATCTTGAACTGTTGTATATGGAGCATCATTTGTCCCCCCCATAATGAATAGGCAATCACTTTGCAGACTTAAGGAATTTACTCTCTTGTCAGTCCAAAATGATTCACTACTAATACCATACACTCCTGTTCCACCAATGCCACAGTTATGTGTATTAGAAAGACCTAACCCATCTTTTACATAACCAATATATTGCGAACCGCTTCCATTTGCTGTCAAACTATCGCCGAGAAAAGAAGCATCTTTACCATAAAGAATGTTTTCTGCAATTAACGAATTTTTGAATGTTTTTTGAGGGATAATTAAAGATTTATACACTACTGGATTAGCGCATGTGGTAAAATCAATATTTTCAATTATTTTTTCCGAAATATTTGAAACATCATATATATACATATCTGCGGAATCACAATAGGTATTACCTTTTTGAAAAACTATATATTTATTAGCATTTGAGAAATCTATTGTTTTAGGTAAATCAACAACATATCGTCCATTTGCAGGAATGTATGTGCTCACTAAAATAGTCTCTCTATAAATGCCTGATAATATTGTTTTTAATGTATAATATCCTTCAGATTTTGGTGCAAAAACAAGTTTATAATGTTTTCCATTTTCGAAACCACCAATGCCACCGAACATATCCGTTGCTGTATAATGATTTCTATTTAACACCGCTTGACCTTTTGCTAAAAAATTCGTTGTTGTTGCGATTTTTTCTTTCAATGATACAGATACAACAAGTTCATTTATAAGTGTTATATCTTCCTTTAGTGAATCAGTTTCTGTCTTTACTTCCTTGAATTTATCGCCTACGGCTTTGGAGTCGGCAAATGCTCCCTCTTCGCTCAAAGTTTTATCTGCGATAGGCTTGTCTGCTAAGCCTGGATACCCAATTGGAATATCTCCGTTTTGAGTATGGATTTTTAAAATTGATCCTGCCATGAACTACCTCCTAAAAAATAAGTACACCATCATCATTTACAGTTGGCAAAATAGGGTTTTCATTCAAATAATCAGATATAATTTCTTTTACCTGTTCTTCCGTGATGTCACCGATTGACCCAAGTGAATCCCATGAGGTTCCATTCCACACAACATTCATTCCTGCGCCACCGTAAATTGATTTTTGCTCAATATTGTACATATCGCCAACAGACGGACTCAAAGGAAGTAGATCAGCTGTCACTACACTGCCTTTGTATAGAATTGGATATTTTAACTTATTTTCCATATTGCTTATTTTACTAAGCAAAAGTGCGTATACTTTTTTTGCTGTTAATGCCATGTAATCAGCCTCCTAATTTGTACCATGTATCAGTTGGTTTGTGGTATTCGTATAATTCGGATGTATCAAGACATAATGCTGATGAACCGCTTTGTACGTAATGCGGAAGTTTCGCCACGTCCTTTGACAGCCCTTCATAATCACGAACCATACCTTTTGAATCTGTACACACCCAACTGCCTAAATCCGGCAATTCGTCGCCAGGATTATACTTGATGCCGTCGAAAATAACTGTGTTTTCTGCTTTTGCCATCTATGCAATCATCCTTTCTGCCCCAACAGGAGCCACATAAGTAAATCGGTTTCCTAAAATATCTCTGGCTGTACCAATGACAAATTGTCCGTAGTCTGCCAGAATATTGCACACAAATTCCTCTGCATCCATCCAGTATTGCTTCTTGACCATGTGGTGAAGTTCAGGCAATAGACCGTAGCTGAACATCACACAATGACCTAATTCATGAATAAACACCCGGTTCAAAAGTTCCCCATGCAGATTATTTGCAATCGAAATTGTCATTGTAGAATAATCTGATACCGCAAGTGTCCTCTGCCCTGTACGGTCAATTAAAACATTATCATAAGGTGACACAAAGTGAACTCTCCATAAGTCCCCGTTCATGTAAAATTGTCTTAGCATGGTTTGTCACTGTCCTTTTTCCAAATAAAAAGTCCCTGTCACATTTCTGCAACAAGGACTAAATTTAATTCTTATTTGTTAATTCATCTGCTGTATCAGACGAGTCAAATCGGTTTTCATCGACTGCCTGAGTGTTGCGTCTGCATCTGACCACATCTCTGTAAGATTACGGATAATGTCAGATGTATACTCTTTCATGGAATCATCCATTTTTCTCTTAGATTCTGTATCATTGGAATCATGGTAATGCCTGCGATTCTCGCTGTATCTGTCATAGCTTTCGCCATATCTGGACTGCTTATGGTTCATTCCATCCATTCTCATATCACTACGATCTGGATGATAACCCATGCGGTACATATTACGTTCAAACTCTGGATTGTTCAGATACTCGTCCATCCAGTCATCATCTTCCATGTACAGATATGGTTTATATCCCATACGACTTCCTTTGCCTTTTGGGGCAAATCTGCCATTGGAATAACGATACCTGTCATATCCCATGCGTCCAAGATACTTTTCTTCCTGTTCGCATTCGTCCATAGCTTCTACGATTCTGTAGTCTTTATCTGCACAAATCGCATACTTTACGGATTCCATGCAGTCTTTCAAATCGTCCCAGTCTTGCGGACTAAGCTTGTCGAAGCCACATGCCTTGGCTTTTTCCATAGCCCATTTTCCCATTTCCATTGCAGCTTTATGCATTACAGTTCCCCCTTTCTAACAGCCTGCGTAACAGGTGTATCTGCTGTTGGGGCTGTACCATTAATTGCTGTCAAATTGTTACTTGGACTACAAGCCGGATTTCCTAACATCTTGAATGCTCCACCAGTTGCACTTGTAGCGACTCTGGTTGCGTATTTCGTTCTGGTTCTTATGCCAGACGCTGTAACCTGAGCACAACAACGGTTCTGCAATGGATACAGGGTTGTTCCCGTTCCTATCTGAATTACTACCGGAGCAGAAATTGTGGTTGCTTCCGGTATGCTTTGCGCAACAACAATACAATATTTCTCTCCGTTGTTGTAATTGCCTGCCGGAAGTGTGATTACAAGATTACCCCCTGTAAACGCAACAGCTTGACTGATCACAAGATGACTACAGAGCTTACAAACATTTTTACAACTCATATTTCTACCTCTCAATCAAAATAAGAGGTGAGCCGCAACCCACCTCTTAGAATTAGTCAACCTCTAAGGGTGAGTTACTTAGCAGCAACTGTTTCCATATCCGTTGCATCCTGCGTATGCATACGGAGCCGGTACCTGAAATGCAGGAATTGGAGCTGGATTAATTGCATTGATTAATCGCTGTGCCTGTGCATTCATTTCAGTTGTAATCAGCGCGGACTGGCGATCCTGAGATGCAGCACGCTTCAGATCAGAGTTCTCTGCCTGTAATGTTGCAATCTTGTCCTGAGTCAGGAAGTCAAGAATGGCACGAGTATTGCTGTTCTGATTGTCCAGAATATCTCTGGTATTGTTGTTCATTGTGTTTTGAAGAGCACAAGTGTTGGTTGCCAGGTTGTAGTTGATGCCCTGTATAGCTTCCCTTGTTTCACAGCAACAATTTGCTAATTGAGACTGTAATGCATTTGTGTTCTGCATATTAGCCACTGTATCAGCATTAATTGCTTGCTGAACTCCATTGAAGCCTTGGAGCATTCCAACGTTCACTCCATTAAATCCACTCTGCATGGTATTGTTGAGAGCATACGTGCTGTCACAGATGCCCTGCTGAATACCTCTGATACCATTCTGGATATCATTAAGAGCAAATCCCTCATTGATATCGGCACGTGTAGCCCATCCTTGGAATCCAGCACCATTTGCACCGTTTCCACCATTTCCACCGAAGCCGCCGCCCCAGCCGCCAAAACCTCCCCATCCAAAGATAGCAAAGATCAAGACAAGCCAGATAAGTGAAAAGCCATCACCGCCCCACATATCATTGGCGCGATTATTAGAGCCTGTAGCGGCAGCAATGTCACTAAGGCTGTAATTTGAACCATTCATCATGTTTTTAGTCTCCTTAAATATTATTTACAATAGGAGACATCCGCGGCTGTCATCCCAAATTGTAGCGATTTTGAATCACCCAATTATGGGGAAATGTTATAATCCAAGGAATTTCTGTATAATTCCGTCTGGTGATAAGTGCTTTTCATTGAATACATTTTGCTGTATTTGATGCAACTGGTCTGTATCACCTTTTTTGTATAAATCCAACGCATTCTTCAATGTTGGATTATTTCCTGCAAATTTACTCATATCGTTCATCATGTTATCCACACTTCCGAACCTCTGAGAAATCATTCTTTCAAATTGCTTTTTCATCATGGTATTTGGGCTGAAATTCATCTCTGCTTACCTCCATTCTGCTGTCTTGGGGAATCATTTGTGACCGATATTTGTGTCGGTAGCAAATCTTTTATTCCAGAAATCTCAGAACAAACATCGTTCCGAAGCTGATTAAACATAGACTCAATGTCAATCTGTTTTTCTTCCTGCTTCGGTAGCTGCTGTTCGTCTGGATTTACAAGTCGGTAAACAAAAATCCTGCTTCTTCCGTCTGCCTGTAATTGCTTTTTGTATATTTCTGTTCCGTCTGTTTTTGGATAATAAACAGAATTTCCAGACATATCCACATCTTTTGCTTTTACAGTATCAATTCCATCCACCATTTGCCCTTGAAGCATCGGCATTTGCTGCATTTGTTGTACAGACTGCTGCATCTGCATTTGTCCATATGGCATTGCCTGTTGATAGTTATTCTGTAATTGTGCCAACCTGTCTTGATACGGCTGTATTTGTCCGTAAGGGTTGCTCATCATTGGCTGTTGCGGATAATACGGATAACCTGCCATAATCTGTTCCTCCTGTCCGGGATTCAAGAATCATATCCATATCATCTATAGAACGATGCTTTTCCCATATACCCTCGTAAGGGTTTCTTAATATAATCATTACGTTTTCTCCTATGATTATATTATATAGGAAGGAACGCTGTATTTGAACGTCACTATTTCGCCACATTTCCGCCATTATACAAAGAAAAGCCCCGAATATACATCGGGGCAACTTTGGCAATTTTTTGCTTTATTTTTTTATTGATTCGGTCTATGGTTCTGGGACTGTACCCCATTAATTCAGATGCTTCCCATAATGTTTTTTCGTCATAAGCCCGTAATCGAAATAATTTTTCTTCACGTGAATCAAAACCTGCTTCTTGCAAGTAAAATTTTCTTTCATTTTCTGAAAAATCTGCATAATTCATATAACTCCACCGTCCTCCCTTACAAGTGGAATCAATTTGTTACATAGGAAATACACCGCTCAACATAAATCCTACAACTGCTCCCACGACTGACGTTATAATGCATACAATAATGGTGTCGTAACGTTTGCCTGGGACTGCCATGAGGATTTTTAAATTGTTGTTCATTTCATCGACTGTTTCTTTGATATGATCTAAGTCATTGCTATACAGAGCGGTCTGCTGTTCGAGCTTATTAATTCTTGAATAAAATTCCTTGTGCCTTTCAGACTGCTTTTCCTGCATATCATGAATACATTTTTCAATTTCTTCGAAGCGGTGATTGTTAAAGCACTCATGTTCACATCCCATCGCTTTTCCTTTCTTTCACTCCCTATAAGATTTTTGCTCTTTCCCTACTTTAATGAGCAACCCTGCAACGTACCGGGAGGAAAAACACATTGCGTTCCATCCCATCTTTTTTAACTCAAACTTCCAGCAAAAGGAAAAACACCATGATTAATATAAATTTCGGTTTCAGATTCCCAACTTCTATTTACAGAAGATTCAGAATGTGATCCTTGGAACTCAGCACCCTGCTTCACAAGAAAATAGAGGGCTAAATCAAATATGCAATCATAGCATTTTTCCATGTCACTATCTATTTTTTCATCTGTATAACTTGAAGGATAGTTTCTCTTATTCTTGAACGAACGAATTGCCCGTTTTACGGCAAGAGAAATCATTTCAGGTGATTCTGTGTCATCGTTCAGATAGTTTGCCAAATCGTTTATAAGCTCTTCGTTCATCCAAAATCACCTACCCTTGCCGAGTTAATATTTCAGAAATGATACCAGCCTTATTTGTTGAGGTCAGGGCATAGCCATTATCACTTGCAAGCTGCCTTAACTGTGGTACAGTCATATTAGACAGCTCACTTTCTGTGTATTTATGTGTTGGTTCTTCGGATCCAACACTTGCTACAGACGGTGATTGGCTGTTCTCATTGAGACTATGCCCGGTTATTCCCCCTTTGTACCGATAACGATACCGCCATTAGCTTTCGGAGCAACCGGAACGAACATACCGGACGCTTTTGTCCATACTGCAACCGGATCCTGTGTAGCCCACATGGACAGTGTTACAAAAGAACGGTTTTCTTCCTGAATGAACTGTCTGTATTCAAGTTCCTCAGGTGTCACGCCCCAGAGTCCTGTACCGAAAGAACCGTTTGCATCTGCTTCATACAGAGTAAATACATCTTCTTTGAAGTATCTTCCTGTTTTGAGAGAACCATCCGCTTTTCTGAATCTGAATTTCTCATCGCAACGATCAATTGTGATTCCGTATTCCTGCATAAGCAGATTTGCAAGTTCCTGTTTGGTCAGAAGACGTTTGTTTGCTGCTCCCAGAACCGCTGTCTGCATAGCAGTATTGTTTCTCATGTAGTTAATCATCTTTAGGGATGTAAGTGCTTTGTTTACAACAAATCCGTTGTCTTCTGCAACTGCAACCATATTTTGGATATCACCCATGATGTCCGCATCTGGACTAGACCAGTCTGTAAGAGTGACTTTTGCACCAGTCGGTACGCCGTAATCAATATTCAGATCTACATTGTTCTCTTTAACTTTTACGGCACCTGTAGAAAGGAACTGTCCTTTCATAACATTCGCTCTGGCAACAACACCTTCAAAAAGGTTAGCTGCATCATCAAATACAAAGTCTTTCAGTGCTTCATTATCCGGCACACCGTTTTCAATTGCCTGCTGTAATCTTTCGGACTGATTGATTTTTCTCTTAATAAAGAGTTTTTCAGTCAGAACTTTTTCGAAGCCCGGTCTTGTTCCGATTTCTGCTTCAGTATCAAGCGCATGAACGAATGCCACTTCTGGCAGTCTCTGTCCAGCCATAAGTCTGTAGTATTCAGCTTTCAGGTACTGGGTTTTAACATCTGGAAAAATGGTATCAAGGATACCAGGTCTTTTAACACTGAAATCCTGAGAGAAGTTAAGTCTTTCTTCCTGTGTAATTGATTCTAATACATTAAATGGCATCTGTTATACCTCCTTAAAATTCTGGGTCTGTAGTGGTTACGAAAACAATTCCCGCTTTTTCAAGTTCTGTCTTTGCGGTAGTATCGACTACTGCCGGAAGTCTCTTTTCAAGAACACGTCCTGCAACAATTACGGAAATTGGTCTCTTTACATCGTCTGTCATATCAACCTCTTCAAATACGATTCCTTTTGCACCGGTTGCATTTGTCGGATATACAGAACCTGCTTTGATGATCTTCTTAGTTCCAACGGTTTCAGCATTTGTCTGTTCTGCTGTATAGGTTTTAAGTACCAGTCCTACCTCGGATTCGAGGATATTAGGTGTGGATTCGTACTGCTCTGTTTTCATAAAAGCCATAATCTAAATCTCCTTTACTTGAATTAAATATTTACCGGTGCGTTATCGTCCGCCGGTTTGATTTCTGGGTTCATTCTTGCTGAGTACGCTTTTGCATATTCAGATGCATCACTTTTCTTTGTCTCGTTACTGTAGCCAGCTCCACCACCCGGATTAGGCGTGTTTTCAAGGGCTTCTTTTTCCCATGCAGCTTTTGCAGTATCGAGAGTTGTTTTATTTACTTCGGAAATTCCATCAACAAAAGTCTGTGCTTCTTTGAGTGCATCTTCTTCATTCATATTGGAAAATGCTTTGATTGCTCCTGCGTAGGCATCACCTTGCATTCCTGCATTAGCAAAAATGGAAGTGATTTTTCCTGTCAGTGCTTCTCTCTGGGAAGTTGCAAGTGCGGATTCAAGGTCAGAAATTCTTTTCTCGTTTGCAGCTTTTTCTTTCTGGCGTTCCAGTTCTGCTTTCTCAGCGTCTGTCATATTCTGCTGTTTCAGCTCTTCCAATTCTTTTTCAAGGTCTGCTGCCTTGTTGGCTTTTTCTTGTAATGAAGCATTTTTGTCTTTTTCTTTCTTTACTTCTCCTGTAACGGAATCAAGGTATTTAGACACCTGTTCATCAGACGGCTCCTCAATTCCCATACCGATAAGTACTTGTTTTGCCTGTTCTCTTGTCATGAAATCTCCTTTCTTCCAGACCAACACACTTTGTTCACACGGTTCGCTCCGCACATGATCTGTGCCCGATTTGCGCTCACGGGCTGTTGCAATATTTTTGAGTATTAAAAAAGGAATCTCAGTTTTCCAAGATTCCTTAAATAATTGATGTAAAAACGTCTATTCTTCACCAGTGGAAGAAATTGTTGCTGATTGATTTTGAATTGATTTCTGACTAAAATCTTTAATCAATTCTTGTGCTTTCTTCATTTCTGCGTCTGGGTTTGCCAGTTCGGGATAAACAGTTCCAAGATATGGCAAGCTCATTTCATATACCTTTTGCGGATCGCTGAATAATCCACAAGTAATCAATGCAATAAGCGGGTGAATTTTATTCTTGAACAGATAATCAAGTGCCTGTGCTTTAACAAGCATGTTATCTGTTGGGTTTCTGGTGATTTTGACATCAAAATCTCTGGTAGAAATCTTGACATCATTGGAGGTTTTGCGAATGATGTTGAGAATAATTCTGACAGAAGCTTTTTCGGCTTCTTTTGTGAATGCTTCAACAAGTTTTGCATCTCGCTCTGCAAAATCCCATCCATTACGCAAATATACAGCATTACCAGTATCACCACCGGTGTTGCTCTGGCGGTTTGGCATTGCTTCTACAATCAGCATATTATTGTAAATGTCGTCTTTAGCAACTTGGCTCTCCGACTGGTTTAATTCCGCAGTCATCAAGTCAACATCTGACTGAACACCGTTTCCAGCATCTTTTACAGATATTGCTCCTAGCTTGACCATTTTCAAAAATTCATTCTCGTCAACTTCACAGTTTTTGAATTTCATAAATGCTTGAACAAACTGTTCAACACCGTTTAATCTATCCGACTGATACTTGTTGATCGCATCAAATGCTGTAATTGCAATTTCGACATCAGATAGCCGGTCATGGTTGTTTGGATACTCGATAATTGGGATTCCGCCAAATCCATTAATGCCGCTGACGGTTACTTGTCCGTTCTTTATCTTGAAATATTGATTTGAAGAATAGCAAAGATAATATTGCTGATTCTCTTCATCTTTCAATATTTGAACAGATAGCATTGCTTTTCCTGTGTTTCTGGAATAAACAATATAAACATCTCCCGGATACGGAATAAAAATTCTAAATGGTGGTAAATCACAATCTTTTGTCCAATCGTCTTCTCGTAGAATTGCTTTGTATGCAGTTCCTACGGCACTCTGGTATATTCCAAGCTGAATATTTCGGGCATCCGCATTTGCTTCGTCCAGATAATCATTCAGCAGATCGACCTGTTCATTTATCTTTTTATCTGCTTTTTTCTTTTTGCAGACATATTGAATAGGTTCTCCATATATTTGTCCTGCCTTAAACTTGACAACTTCCAGAGCGTGATTTTCGACAACTCTGTTATTTACTTCCGGCCTCACAAGCTTTTCCCGATATAAGATTGGTTGGTCGCCTTTGTAGTACCGATAAAGATAATTAATCATCATTCTATTTCGATTATGTGTGCCAATCGTATCAGATAGAACTTGAACAACATTTTCGGTAGTAATTTGAGCTACGCCAGTGTAGGCAGTTTTTCTGCCAAAATCGCCTTGGCATAGGTCAACAAAATTGCTTTTGTTTCTTCCCACTGCCTATACCTCCTGTTTTTAGACATGAAAAAAGCACCGAGTTTTCACCCGATGCTTCATACATTTTCATCATATATTATACATAATCGGAAAGTTATATTCAGTAAGAAAAGGTGCTAACTTTTGAAATTAAGCATTTCTTTTACGTAATTTACTGCTTTCCCGTGGAATTGTTTAATATATTCTTCGTTGTATTCCATTTCATCTGCAATAACAGTTAGCTTTTTTCCCTCTATATATCGTTTGTACAAAAAATCATAATACTGGGGATTTTCCACAGACTCTATAATATCTATGAGTTTCTGTTTTTTCTCCATAAGCTCTACCACATTATCAGCCAGTTCACGCTGTGCGTCCACCAGTTTTGCTATGGTATCGCCTATTTTATCTTGGCTTCCTGAAGTCTGAACGCGTTCAATGCCATATGCCGAAGCACTAATACTGGTGGCAAGTGATTTTAAGTGCTCAATTTCTTCCAGTTTGTTATTTATAACTTTTTCATATCGTTGAATTTGATTCAGATACTCCTTTATATCCATACTATCTCCTTCCCCAAAATGGATTCTGCATTGCCGTTGCTTTACCACCTAATGGATTTTGTATGTACTCAGCCATCATAGCCAAAGAGTCGATTCCGTCATCATGTGGTACTTTTGCCCTAGTAGTGTACGTAGTTACATTAGCCATAAATAATCCGTAATCAGACTTTGCTTTGTACTGACTTGGATGCAGAAAATAAAAATGTTTTGCTATATAGTCCGAATTTACAAGAATCTTTGTTTCTTTATTTGCTGACGTTGGTTTTGTCTCAATTTCAGCTCGGCACTTTCCGGTAATCATTTTCTGGATATTGTGTGCCACACGGTTTCCGACATTATTTGATTCGAAACGAATCTTATGTGGGTTATGTCTTATCAAAATATCTGCTGTCTTTCTATCCAAAATGTCATAGTCTGTAGTGTCATCAAACACCACATCAGGAAAGAAAAATTTATCTCCGTATTGGTATGCAATCGGTAATGATTCGAAGTCGGTTCCTTTATCTTTTGTATCACATACCGCCCATATTGCATCTGCATCTTTATCTGGAATGATAATGTATTCATCCGCGCATCCATCCGGCACGTCTTCTTTACTGAAAAAGAATCGTTTTAATTTGTCCGGTGGTAATAATAATCCCTCACGTTCTACCGGCTGTTGCTGATAAAGACAGTTGTAAGAAATTTCATCCATGGATTCTTTAGCATCATTGAAATATTTCTCTGAGAATCCATTTACCGTAAACAGAAAATTGCTCTTTCCATTTTCATCAAGTGCTGGAACTGCAATAAACCTTGCCCGTGGGTTTCCGGCATATAGTTGCTGTAGTTTTCCGATAGGGTCATGTACTGACCATCTGGTGGCAATATAAAACTCTTTGCATCCCTCAAGTCTACGGGAACGCAAGTCATTTACCACTTTTGTCCATAAGGTATCAAGTCGGTTCTTATTCAAAGCTTCTTCAATACCAGACACAAGGTCATCGGCAGTAAGAAATCTATTGCATCTAGTGGCACCAGTCAAAGAGCCATCAATAGAACGAAATGTCCATGTCTTAAATCGTCCGTTTCTTTCGAGATTGACTGTAGTTTCCTTTGCATTTGTTCCTTGAATTTCTACGTTAGGGAATATCTCATGCCACGTGTATTCCACGGGATCATTGATAATTTCCAGAACACCATCATAAAGGGAACGTGTCAGAATGCTACTGTGTGCCGAAGACAGGTTAAAGTCATTCGGGAACCATCCACCTACCAATGATAAAAAGAAATCTTCCAGAGTACTCTTGCCACAACCCGGAGGTACGCTTAATGCAAATATATCTAATTTATCATCCATCAGGTCTTGCAGTGAACCTATGATGTTATGCTGCAAGAACACATTTCTTCGTGGTTCATAGAATCGTTCTTTCGGGATTCGGTTCTTTTCAAGGTAAAGAAGCCCGCTGTCAACCTGATAGTTCTGTGCTTCCAACAATAAATACTGCCAGTAAATATCATCAAAATTACCGCTTCCAGTCAGTGCCGCGTTTCTTGCTGCAGTTGTATGAGCATACTTACTGACTTTCATTGCCATATTCCGTGCATCTGGATTATCCTTGAAAGGAAGGTCAATATTCATATTCAAAAGTAAATCAAGGCAGTCCTTCTGATTTTGACAGACTGTCATATCATCATTAATGATTTGATTTAAAATTGCCCGATACCATTCAATCGAACCTTCTGTGAATTTTTGCATAAAAATAGAGCCAGACCTCCTTCCTTCTTAGGATTTAGTCTGGCTCTCATGTGGCTCTTTGACTGGTTATTCACTTGCTTTAAAGTTATATATAGGTTTGATAATATCAACTATTTCTACA